CCTTCTCTGTATTACTTAAACCTGTATTCTTCCCTTGCGTGTTTTCCGAAGAACCTTCATCGCCTTTTCCGAAGGGGTTCTTCGTATTTTCCGAAGAAGTCGCATAACGCGGGATGATCTTGATGATCCGCTGAACCGTCCTGACGCCTTCACGCTTCTGCTCAACCGTCACGAAACCTTTGCTTGCCAACGAGCTGATGATCTCGGAAACCCGTGAGGCTGAGATGCTGAACATGTCGGCGAAGTGAGCATTGCTGGCAAAGCAGCCTCGCCCCAACCTTGAAAGGCTCTCGATCTCGACATACATCAGCTTTTCGCCAACGGTAAGTTCCTTGGTCAGCCAGAGGTCCGCTGGTATCCAGATCCCCCTGAAATCACGATTCGGATTCACTTCTGATCTCCTTGCGCGAGATACCTGAATAGACCCGTGACCATTGCTCATCATGGTCTTCCTGAGTTGGAAGCGGGTATACGTGAGCCCAGCCCTCTATCTCGAAATGAAATCTTGAGCCAACCTCGAGATCAAGAAACCCCATGTCGACGAGCTTTTTTGCCTGCTCGCAGGTTATGACTCCGTGGAGCCCTGCATCCCTTAGCGCCCACTTCAAATGCAGCGAACGGAAAAAGTGATTTGACTTCATTGAGTTGCACGACTTACAGGCAAACATGAGATTCGGTGGGCAATCCTGACCGCCGAGGCGGCGAGGTTTGATGTGCTCAACATGAGCGTCTTTGTTTCCGCTCCACGTATCGCCAAGGCTTGCGCCGCAGTACCCGCATTCCCCATCTTGTACGCCAAAGAGCCAGTCCCGGAATTCATCAGTGAACGATGCCGTTCCGAATCCTACTTGACGAACGATGGGGCCTTTAAAGATGGCCTTTTCATCATCCGATTCGATGAGCGTCACAGCGCGTGGCGTGTCGACGATCTTCATTTGCTCACCTTATCCATCTTGATTTTCCCCTTGGTTGCCAGCTGAACGTGAGCTTGGCGCGGAGCTGGAACCTCTTCGCCCCAGCCATAGATTGCCTGGGTAGAAAGGTTCAGAGCCTCTGCTGCCTGTCGCACACCGCCGAAGTACTCAATTACTGCCTTGGTTTTCATCTGTAACCCCTTTCGTTGTTGATGTTCATAACTCTACACGCAAAAAATATCTTTGCAAGCCCCTTGCAAATCTTCCTGTCGTGATCCATCATTCGCTCAACAACGCAGCACACCGCTCTTTAACAACCAGACGCAACACCCCTCCCGACCGGGAAAGGCAGTTAGCCACCCACATAGCCATGCGGCTCCCTGGGGCTGGCCGTATCGGCCTCGGTAGGCGGGAGTAGGTGCATGGGGAGTCCCATGTACGGTTGCTTTCCTCGGTGCCATTCCATGAGTGGCATCAGGGGGAAATCAACCAACCGAAAGGAGCTTCACCGTGAGCGATATCAACATCTTCAAGCTGGCAACCATGACCGAAACTGAAATGGCGAAGCTGACCAAGGCTGAGCTGATCGCAGGTATCAAGAAAGACTCTTGGCTGCTTGCGCATCACAAGGACAAGGTGGCAACCCTTGAAAAGCAGATGGAGGACAACGGAACGAACGAGCGCGCTGCATGCGTGATGCTGGCCGCTTTCGTTGGCCAGCCGCTTGAGCGCAATGAGTACAGCGGGCAGATCGAAAGCAAGAAGCTGAACATCCTTGAGCTTGCCGGCCTTGTCGCCGCCAAGATCGCAAGCCGCACCTGATTGAGTCGATGCGCTTCCCCCGAGGCGCATCTGCTGAGTCACCCAAACCAACCAAAGGAACTACACCATGCTCAATCTGTTCAAGAAAAAAGCCCGCAACGCTGCTGCTGAAGTGAAGAAGTTCGAGCGCAAGGATCTGATGGAAGCCACGGTCGGCATCGCGGTCCTGATCATGTGGGCTGATGGCAATGCCGAAGACAGCGAGCGCGAGAAGATCGCCAAGGTTCTGGCGAATAATCCGGCTCTGGCGGCATTCGGGCCAGAGGTTCAGTCAACCTTCAACCGCTTCGATTCGCTGTGCAAGGAATCGGGCTTCATGCTGGCCAAGGTCACCATCATGCGCGAGATCCAAGACGTGAAAGGCGACCCTCGCGAAATGGAAGATGTGCTGGTCACTGGCCTGACCGTCGCCCTGGCTGACGGCGAGCTGGAAGAGCCAGAAGAAAAGATCCTGCGCCAAGTGGCCAGCGCCTTCGGCCTGCGCATTGAGGACTACCTGTGAACAAGCCGTGGAAGCTGTTCGAGTTTATCGCGCTGCTCCTGATCATGCTGTGGCTGTTCCTGCCATCACTTTCATGGGCCGGCTGCGCAATCTACGGATACCAGACTGACCGCCAGACCAAGTACGCCGCGTTCGTAGGCTGCATGGTTGAGATCGACGGCAAGTGGTACCCACGCAACGAGCTGCGCATTCAGCAGTAACGATTCACTGGCAGGGGTTGGCAACAGCCCCTGACGGGAAGCACAACATCAAGCTGAATCGAACGAATGGAGAAATGCCGTGAGCATCACATTTAACGCAGATGAAGTACGGGTAGAGTCAGCGCGCAACAATGAGGTAAGCGTGACGGTCGAGGCCAACGGCCGCGAAATCGCCGAGCAATTGGATCTGGACGACCGACTCTACGATCTTGACCCATCCGATATCGTTGGCGAAGTTGGCTTTGAGAAATTGCTTGAGGCCATGGATGAAGACGATGTCCGAAAATGGCTTCTCGAAAACACCGATCCAGACGACACGCTTGAGCACATCGGATTGGACAAGATCCATGAGTACCTGAGCCATGGCGAGTGATCTTCCCCTAGACCCACCCGACGAAACCTATCGCTGTCCCTACTGCGCCAAGCAGTGCGGCGGCCCCAACTCCTACCGGCAGCACGTTCTTAGCTGCCATCTGAATGAGTATCTGGATCCTGAGCCAGAGATGGAGATCGAATGAACGAGCAAACCCGTGAACAAGTGCGCGACCTGATCGAGGCGCGCTTTCTCTCCGTAGCTAACAAGGGCCTGACCTGCTGCCTACAGCGCGAGATCGAAACCGCTGTAGACATGGCCGGCCTGTGCGGCGCCATCGACATTGGCGAGCAGCGGCATTTCAAGGAGCGCTTGAGTCGGATGGTTGAGCGCGATCATCAGCAGTGGGCTACGACTAACCGACGCATCGGATAAACCGGAGACGATCATGAAATCACAGGCCACCCGCTACACCCGAAAGGAACTGGCTTACCTGGCGTACTGGGAGGCCCGTGGTTATCGATTCAAGAAAGGCCAGAAGCCTCCGATGAGTACGGATACGCCGCCCGGGTTCGCGGTGAGCAATCCGGTTCTGGATGCGCTGTGCGGCCTGTTCATCATCGTCTTCGTCACCGGCCTGTGCTTCACATGGGTCTACTACGCGGCAGGACTGCATCATGGCTGACTTGACTGTCGTGCGCATCGTGAAGCCACCGCACTTCAAATTCCGGCAGTTCTGGATCCTCGCCGAGGTCAAGCAGGCCTTCGGCGAAAACTTCGAAAAGCTGCTGATGTTCAACACCAAGGCCGAGGCTGACAGGGTTCAGCCTGGGTATAACTTCAAGGGGTAATCATGATCCATGGCCGCACCTCCAGCGCGCCTCTGAACAGCCTCGATATCGTCCTCTGCCTTTCCCTCTCCCTCGCATTCAACAAGACAGCCGACGCGGTACGCCGAACGGCTATGCGAATCCGCGGGAAATCGCCATACGAGCACCAGCCCAAACTGGCAAAGCTCGCCCGAGCAGAGGACGACGAGGTTCTACGCGCCGTATTCGAAATGCTCGACAAGACCGTGGCGCTGACCAGCGATGCCGCTCCAGAAGCGCCACGATGCCACATGAAACCAATGCGCTTTGCAGGCTACATGTACTACTGCCAGCACTGTTCGCATACCAAGCCGAGAACACTGGGATGAGCCAAGCCCTTCAAACCATCGCCCAGGACATCTACGGGGCGCGAGATTCGTTCGCGTCCGTCCTGACCGATAGATCACTCAGCTTCGAGCGAGAAGCCGAGTTCGCAATCCAGACCCTGACCGGCAATGACTTCGCAATGAAGATCGCGATGCAAAACCGGCAGTCAGTCTTCAACGCAGTGACCAACATTGCAGCCATCGGCATCAGCCTGAACCCTGCCAAGCGCCAGGCCTATTTGGTCCCGCGCGACGGCAAGATCTGCCTTGACATCAGCTATATGGGCCTGATGGACCTTGCAATGGCCACAGGAGCGATTTTGTGGGCACAGGCTGAGCTTGTGTATGCCCAAGACTCTTTCGCCCTCAACGGCTTCGACAAGCCGCCTACGCACTCATACAACCCGTTCAGTTCTGACCGTGGCGATATCGTCGGCGTGTACGTGGTTGTGAAGACGGCAGACGGAGACTACCTGACCACTTGCATGAGCCGCGCTGACATTGATGCGATCATGAACCGGTCGCAGTCGGTGAAGTCTGGAAAGTCGTCGCCATGGAAAACCGACTACGGCGAGATGGCCAAGAAGACCGTCGTCAAGCGCGCCTACAAGTACTGGCCGAAGACTGACCGTCTCGACAAGGCCATTCACCATCTGAACACCGACAGCGGCGAAGGTCTGGCAGCGCTGGCGCCACAAGGGACAAGCCAGCTGGCCGAGCAGTGGATTCAGCAGGCGGCTGAGTGCAGCACGTCCGAAGCGCTCAGCAATGTCTGGCGCCAGGCAGGGCCGGCGTTCAAGAAAGCGGGAGACGTTGCTGGATATGCACAGTTCAAGGCCTTCGTAGAGAAACGCGGCCAGCACCTGAAAGAGTCTGAGAAGTCAGCGCCCGAGCCCATAGAAGGGCAGATCGTTGAAACCGACAGCTTTGGCGCACCACTTCAGGAGGATCAAGAATGATCGTCATCGAATGCGAACAGGGCAGCGAGCAATGGCACATCGCCCGGGCAGGCTGCATTACGGCCAGCATGTTCACCATCGCCCGCTCAAAGGTCGGCGCGCTGGACGAGAAGCAAGAGAAATACGTTTCGGCAATGCTGCGCGGCCTGGACGAGAAGAAGGCCATGGAGATCGCCGGGTACAAGGCTCCTCCAAAGGCCGAGGCTGTTCGCCTAGCGCTCGAAGGCAAGCCAGTCGGCCAGCCATCAACCGCAGCGCTCAACTATGCGTTCAACCTCGCCGTTGAGCGAATCAGCGGCAAGCCATTGGACGAAGGCTTCGAGACGTGGAGTATGCGCCGGGGCAACGAGCTAGAGCCAATGGCGAGGATGGAACACGAGATTCAGAGCGGCCTGTTCGTCAAGCGTGCCGGGTTCGTTACCACTGACGACGGATGGTTCGGCGCAAGCGCTGACGGCCTGATCGGCGACGACGGCGGTAGCGAGTACAAGTGCTTTGTGTCGCCCGAGAAGGTCCGCGCCTTCCACATCGACAACGACGTCAGCGACGTGATCGACCAAGTGCAAGGCTGCATGTGGCTGACCGGTCGCAAGTTCTGGCACATCGGCCTGTACTGCCCGGCCCTTGAGCCAGTCGGCAAGCAACTGTGGTGGCGGGAGTTCAAACGCGACGACGACTACATCGAGAAGCTGGAAGCCGACCTGTGGCAGTTCAAGCTTCTGGTCGACGGGTACGAGCAGGTACTGAGGAGGCCGTAACCATGGCAGACCTGGCGCTAGTCCGAACTGCAAATGGCTTGGTCGGCGCCACGGAAGCCGACCGTGAGTTGATCAGCAAGACGAAGATCGGCAGCACGATTCATGGTGACTTCAAGCGGATGCGCAATGCGGCGCTGCATGGGAAGTTCTTCGCGCTGATAGATCTGGCGTACCAGTACTGGGAGCCGACCGGTGGTCTGATACCGCGTCAGGAAATGCGCGGCATCATCGGCCTGAAGAAGTACTTTGAAGAACTCAACGACAGGCCTGGGCAGCTGAACAAGGCTGTTCAGGCCTACATCGACAAACTGCAATCCGAGCGCGCCGAGCGATTCCCGACAGTCGAGAAAAGCCGCGAGGCCTTCCGCGAGTTCATCACCATCGAATCCGGATGGTACGACATCACGCAGACTCCAGACGGCATCCGCAAGAAGGCCAAGTCCATCAGCTGGTCGCGCATGGATGACGTCGCGTTCTCTGCGCTCTACAAGGACGTGTTCAACGCCTGCTGGCGCACCGTCCTGCAATCCCACTTCAACAACGAGGCTGATGCGATGGCAGCAGCCGAACTTATGGGGACTTTTGCATAGGAGTGTTCTACAATTGCTGCGCGGGGTCAGAGCCGCTTGAAACGAGTAAGCAAAAGGCAGTGCGTTTTACCGGATGGGGTTACTCGCCCCTACTCTGACCCGGTTGAGCGCATTGCCTTTTTCTTTGGAGCAATTCCATGGAAGAAATCTGGAAGACAGTACCTTTCGCGCCTTTCTATGAAGCCAGTACGCATGGCCGAATACGTTCGATTGCTCGGTCAAGGGAAATTATCAGGTACGGCAAGTCATTTATTCGCCCTTATCCATCGACAATGCTTGTACAGCCCCTAAACACAAGGGGCTATCCAGTTGTGTCGCTTGTCATAGGCAGCGAAAAAGCCAAGCAATTTGTGTCGCATCGGGTGATAGCAATCACCTTTCTCGATCCCGATCCTGGCCGCCCTCCCGTGAATCACAAAAACGGCATCAGGAATGACAACAGAATCGAAAACCTTGAGTGGGTCACGCCATCTGAAAACGTTCTTCATGGATACCGTAGCAATGGCCGGATCGCTCCAGCAAAAGGTGTGCTCGGGAAGGACCACGCAGGATCAAGGCCGATCATAGGAACGAGCGTTGTTGATGGTACGACAATTCATTTCGATAGCGCAGCCGATGCAGGGCGCGCTGGATTTGACAAAAATCAGATATACGCCTGCATTTCAGGCCGCCTAAAAACCCATCGCAAAATGAAATGGCAGAGAGCCTAAGGAAGAAATATGACCCGCGAACAAAAAGCACTGCTGGACCAAGCCCGCGCCGAAGGCAAACTGCCGATGGAGTACTCGCCGGAGTTTATCGTGCACGACATGGTCGACACCATGCGTAACCAGATGGCGCGCTACGAGGTCGGCTACAAGAAGCTTTCGCAGCAACAGCAGGACACGGTTCTGGCCGAACTTCAGCACGCCGCCGAAGGCATCGCGCACACCGTGGCCCGCATGATCCATGCGGCAGGCAGCCAGACCGTGAACATGACCTTGAAGGACCTAAAGGTTTCGAATGGCCAGGTGACTGGCATCGTCAAAGCTGACGAGGACTACTACAACGACCTCATCAGCAAAGTCCAAGACAAGGGAGAGGTACTGATCGTCCTGTACCCTCGCGAGTTCAGCGCCGGCATGGCTGACATCCAGTCGGAAAAAGATCAACGCTCGCTGCCACTGGACGGCGACGACAAGCCAGCCCGAAAGCCCCGCGCCAAGAAGTCAGACGAACCGAAGGCCATCGAGATCCCGCCGAAGATGCTTTCTGACGCTCGCGACTTCGTGACCGTGAACTGCAATGCCCACATCAGCGGGATGCAGAATTTCCTGAAGATCGGCTATGAGAAAGCGGTCGCCATCCTCGACAAGCTGTCCGCCGAAGGCATCGTCACTCGCACCGGTGAAGCCCCGAACGACGCATTCGAACTGGTCCGCAACAAACCAGCCGCTGATCCTGCCGCAAAGGACGCTGACGGCCTTCCAGAGACTTACGGCGACCTGACCTACAGCGAAGTGCAGCAGACCGTCGTACTGCACGCCAAGAGCTTCTACCTGCCATGGCTGAGCGACCGCTTCAAGATCGAAGGCGAGCAGGCTGAGCACCTGGCCCTGCGGCTGCTGGATGACCGCGTGATCGAGGCCGAGCAATCGGTTGAAGTCGAAGGTGAGCCTCCGCTTGTCACTTACAAGGTCATTGCCACCCTGGCTGATCTCGATCTTCAGTTCTGATCCATCCCGCCCCGGGTAACTCCGGGGCACCTCACCGAGAACCACCACCATGAACATGACTGCGATTTACGTAATGGCCGCAGTGCAGCGGGCGCAGAACGAAGGCGCCAGCAGCGTTTCGCTAAACGTGAAAGACATGATCGAGATGTGTCACTTGATCCAATCCGGCATGCACAAGGAGATCGTCGGGGTTCCGATGAAGCATGTTGGCTGGGCCAATCCATTCCAGATCCAGGCCATGCGCCGGGACAAGAAGAAAGACTTCCCTCTCAAGCGCAAGAAGTCCGCAGAGCATTGCGTGCAGGTCTTCTTCTCTGGCGACATCAGGGAGCACATGCAGGAATCCATTCGCCTCGTCGCAGTTCGCGAAGAGGAACACCGTCAAGAAAGAGAGCGTCGGGAGAAAGCCAATGTGCAAAGTACTGTTTCGTAGCGGGTACATGTGGGCGATGGACGTTACCCGGGATCTGGTGGCGCTCACGGTCAAGGATGGCGGCTATGACGAACTTATCCGCATCACCAAGCGCGGCAAGCAGGACAAGCCTGATGACTACGCAAATGGCGTTCAGGCCTGGATCAACAAGCTGATGGATGCGCGGGATGTGGCAGCCATGAGGGGAAAGTCATGAACCAGCGCGTCTACACCTTCAAAGAACTTATGCAGCGCCTGACGCACCGTGACTGGGCCGTCGCCGCCATCGGCAAAGACTTCTTTTTTGTTCCGCGTAGCTACCTTCCGGGGAGGAAGATTTGAATGGACAACAAGATCTGGCGCTATTCCTTCTGTGAGCAAGAGGGAATGCTGAAAGGAAACGAAAACGGCCATTGGTGCCATTACTCGCATGCAGAGCGACTGCAAAAAGAGCGCGACGCCCTCCAGCAGTTGCTGAATGCGCGGGATGAGGAGGTTGGTAGGCTTCGGGTAATTCTGGATGTTGACCTCTTATCAAACATTATTCGCAAGGTTGATGGGGGTCACTCCCTCGGCGCAGGCGTCTTGGCGGAGAAGATCATCTATGAACTGGAGAACCAAGCATGAGCAAGAACGAGAAGACAATCCCCATGCGTATAAACGGCGCGGACTTTCTATTCATCGTCATGTTTGCGTGGCTCGCAATCGACAGGCATCCGGCTTGGTGGCTAGCAGTTGTTGCGATGATCGCAGCTTGGTTCGTTCCGCCGAAATGGCGCCGTGTGACTATTTTCAAGTGGAGGGCAAAGGAATGAGCAAGAACGATATGGTGATGGTGCCGCGTGAGCTGGCGGATCGTATTTCCAAGATCTGCATGTTCACCATGTTCAAAGAGGATTTTCGAGCGCTGAGTGAGATCCTGGGCAAGCCAGCCGAGCAGCACCAGGGCGAGCCGGTGGCGTGGCAAGACCCAGACAATGACAGCCGGATGTGTACGGCAGAGCATAAGGCCTATGCACTTTCGAAAGGCGGAGCGCCCGCAGCCGCACTGTCCACGTTGACTCGCCCACTGTACACCCACGCCGATCCTAGCGAGGTTGAGCGCCACATCGAGCGCCGCATGGAAATGGCAGGCGAGAAGACCGAGCTTTACCGAGAGGTTGAGCGGCTGCGCGAACAATGTGAAAGGCGCCGCGTGCGTGGCCTGGCTTGCGCAAACAAAGTAGCCACTCTTCGCGCCAAGCTGGCCACCGTGAAGGCTGATCGTGACGCCCACGCGCAGAACGCCATCGACCTGCGTGAGGAACTAGCACGAGAAAAGAAAGCGCACATGCGCGTCTATGACGTGCACCAGCATTTGAGCGAGGTTTATCACTCCCTGCGCGCCCAGCTGGCCGAGCGGGATGCGCTTCTGGCCAGGGTTGCGTACTGGCTCAAACGGAAACAGCAGCGCCCATCCCCCAATGATCTATGGGGGCAAAAGATCCATGACAAAGCATCTAAGAAGATAGAAGCCGAACTAGCAAGGGACATTGACTCGGCTCTACCCGCCAGCGCAGAGCCGAGCGCGCCGAAGTGCAAGCACTGCCTTGACCAGGGCGAAATCCACACCGGCAAGATGATTGACCAAGGTTACTGGCAGCCGCCAGAGCCGGATATGGAACCTTGCCCACATTGCCAAGATGAGCCGAGCGCGCCGGTTGAGCGCCATGAGCCGAAAGAGTGTCCGCAAGGCTACGGCCACGGCGGACAATGGTGCGGGCCAGATTACAAATGCTGGCTTGACCCGCGTAGCCGGGAAGAGAAAGCACGCGCCGCCCTGGAGCGCAAGCCATGACCATTCCTGAAATCGCGCCATGCCCATTCTGTGGAAGCTCTCAGTGCTCGCCGAACTACCACAACCATCGGACTTGGGTTGAGTGTGACGCTTGCGGCGCTCGCGGCCAATCGAGCAATTGCCCGAGTATTCTGGACAACCGCGGGCCTTCGGAGGGAGTCGCAATCAGGCACTGGAACCAGCGCGCCGGCCACTCAATCGCCGGCTACGAAGGTACCTCCGGCCTCTACTACAGCAAGCTCGCCGCCGTGGCCAATGGTGAACAGCGGATCGAGCCTATCTACAGGGTGAAGAAATGAACGGGCCAATTGAGTTTACCCGGGAGCAGCTTTTGCAGATGTGCCGATCGTATCGGGCTGGCGCCAGTCTTGAGGCGCTGGGCATGGAGTATGGAATCAGCAAGACGGCTGTATCTCGTAGGCTGAAGGCGCACGGCGTTAAGCTCCGTCCGCGCGGCTCTCCGCTTGGTGGCCGATCAAGCGCAGCCAAGGAGGCAATTCTCAAGCTGCTGGAGAAAGGCAACACGATCCATCAGATCGCTGAGTTCATGTCCGTGACCGTGAGGACCATCTACCGGAGGCTTGAGTCATGATCGGCTGGCTGATCGAGGTTCTGACCTATGGCGCTATCGGAGCGCTGATCGGCGCCTGCGCTTGGAACCATTACAACGAAACCGCGAGGACCTGCGTCACACATCACGAATGGCGCAAGGCTCCACACGAACAACAACCAGAGCCCATGATGGCGCAGGCCGTGAGTGGCGTAGAGAGGTGGTTAATGTGAAGAATCGTATGTCGGGCTTTATCTGGAAGTGCAGAGCGTATCTCTACATGCGGAAGCGTTGCGGCTGGGCGAGGTGGGATATGGTTTCCTCCCTGCATGGATCATTCCCCGGCTACGACCCCCGCGATGCCGTAGATGAAGACCTCAGCTATTGGTGAAAAATCTCCAAAACGAGAAAGGCCCGCGCAATGCGGGCCATGTTTTAGCTTCTCGAAATATCCCCTAAAGCAAGACTTCCTGCTGCGTGGTGTTGATCGTCGCGCTTGCAGTTCCATTGATTGAACCCGACCGGATGCGCACGAACTTCCCGGCTGGGATATAGCGGCAGATAGACCAGTTGTTGCCCTGCACCTGATTCAGTACGACGGCCAGGGTTATCGTGTTGCTGTACGTCTGCTGGGCTTTCGTGGTCCAGTCGCCCGGCGTGGTGCTGTTGGTGTCTGCCGTCTCAAGGAACACGCTGGCCGAGGATGGTCCGCCGATGGTCGACGTGGTACTGAACGAGCCTTCATAGCAGACGTGCGCAACCCGCGTAGCGCTGATCTGGAATCCGGTTGCCGTGGTCGTTGTGACCAGAGTACGGGCCGGGCTGTCGTTGATTGATGGCGCAACAGGGGTTGCGTAGTTCGGGACGTTCAGAACGCCAGTGGCGCTGTTATAGGTAGCGGCGCCAGACGTGCCCGTGGTAGTCAACGAGATTGCAGATCTGGCCCCGGCCTGGTTGATGTAGGCCGACGGGTTCGTGGCGTTGTAGGGCGTGAATCCAAGCGCCGCGGTGACCTGTCCAGAAGTGATGCCAGTCAAGAATCCGGAAGGGTTGCCAGTAAGCGGATAGGCGTCAGTGACGCCATAGCCTGCCAGCGTCGTAGGCGTGCTGGTGATCGTGCTCCATGCCTGGGTGTGCGCTGATGGCGGGAATGTCGAAGGGATACCCGTGAGCGAGGCGTAGGTGCCTGCCGTGGCCACCGGTGCGAAGGCGGGCTTCCCAGTGATGTCTGTCCACGCCTGAGGCAGAGCGACCAGAGAGCCGCTGCTGATCTGCAGGCCGGTTCCGATGGTCCAGTGCACTGGCAACACGGTCGATCCGTTGAAGCCCATCAGACCATCTTGAGTTCCAGGCGGCTTGGCCACAGTGCGCGGGATGCTGCTGGTGTCAGTAGCGTTGCGCTGGTTCGTAACGATGTCGCTAGGCCCTGCGAAGGCCAGCGCCGGCAGTAGTGCCAGCGCGAGAAGGAAACGCTTCATGCGGTGATCCTCGAAAAGATGGCGGGCTTGTTCCGGTAGAACACGCAGTTGTCGCCGGGATTGAACATGTAGTCGGCACCGTTGACGGTGATGGTCGACTGGAAGTGCGCCAGCGCAATCTGGCCATCAGAGTTCACGAACACCCGCTGCCCGACCCTGCCGTCAGAGTTTCCCGGCAGATTGATAGTCACGGCGTTTAGCTGGGCGCCACCAGTCTCAAGGTTGAGCGTTACATCGTTGTTGGTGTTCGGGATCGTAACCGTCTGACCTTCTATCACGGCTTGGTTCATGACAGTCATTGGCGATCCGCTGGCCATGGCCTGTTCGATCATCGCTTGGACTTCTGAACCGGTCATGCCGATAGATGGACCAATCATGATGCCCACTCCTGCACGCACATGCGGCCCTTTGGCGTGAATCCGACTTCCCAGTACAGCACCCATACCCCTGGAGGGTTTGCGCTCAGGGTGCGCGCTGGAAGGCCTCCAAGCACCAGTTCATATCCGTGTCGGTCATCTTCTCCGTCAGTGGTCGGCGGAGTGGCGCCCTCCCACACGGCACACCGTCCACCGTTCTTGTTCTGCATCAACAGAGGCGTGCCAACGGCAAACCCCGTCAGCGCGTACACGTTCTGCCATACCCCTACGGTCGGCTTGATGTCTTTGATCATTCGTCCTTCTCCAAAAGAAAAGGGGCCGTAGCCCCTAGTTCAGCGCTTCCCGCACTTGAGGTCCCACATGTCGTTATGTGCTGCGATCTCTTCCTTCGTCTGCCTGGTCATCACCTTGCGCTCTGCGGCAGTTGTGGTGATCGGCTTTACCCAGGCACAGCTTGTGTCAATCACTACGGGAGTGACGCTGCAGCCGGCGCTCAAGCTCATCGTCAGAATCAGCAGCCACCTCAACTTCGACATGGGTACGCTCCTTTGCGGCCTGCGCCGCCTTCTCGTTTTGCACAGAGGCCTGCTCAGTCTTGGCTTGCTGTGCGCCCTCCCTCTTGCCGCTGGACTTCCCTATGGCGTTTCCGCCGAAGAAGCCCAGGGCTGCCGCTACAAGCGCGACAATTCCTAGAACCCATTCAATCATGGCTCAGTCCTCGATCAGGTTGGATGCGATGCGGTTCGCCCAGCCCTTGGCGAACGAAGGCCAGTTCTTCAGACCGGTCATGAACTTCAGCCGATACCCGCTGAAGCGCTTGTCGAGCTTCTGAGGGTCCATGGCCCGAACAGCCGCCAGGGTCTTTGGCCCGATCACGCCGTCATCCGTGACGCCGGCCGCACGCTGGAGAATCTTCACGGCCTGACCTACCCCAGAGTTGACCGCCGTATCGAACACATCAAACCGAACCTCCTCTGGCATTTCCTCGGCACGCACACGCTTCCAGTAAAGAGCCTGGTAGATCTCCTTGGCCGTGTCGCGCGGAAGGCTGCGCATGACTCCGGTGTAGCCCCAGGAGCGAGCGACGCTCTGTGTAACCCCCCACATGGTCGCTCCGCCTGGATCGTCTGGATGGTTTGAGTATCCACCTTCATGACCAATCAACCGATCGAATGCCTGATCGAATAGCATCCTAAAGTCCTCCATATCTAGCTTTATGGCTGAATCATGCGTTCTTCAATTGAGCTAATCCTATCCTCCAATTGTTTTATGGCTTCATTTTTCTTGAGATCTTCCCGTTTCAGCAGCGCTAGCGTGAGTGCATCAGCTTCTTGGTATCGTATGGTGTACAGATCCCCAGCCTCTCTAGCAGGAACAACCAGTTCGCTTCCTGCCTCTTTAGTGATGTTCCCATCTTGATCACGCTCTTCCTCCCAAGTCATGTATTCGGCTGGGGATTCCTCCCAATGATCATGGCAAAGGACGCCATAGGCGTAAGGGTTGATCCCGTGCGCCGAGAACACATCTCGAACTCTCTGAGCAATAACGCCGGTGTGCAGCCGCGCCTCATCGCCCTTCTCTGATACACGATCTGTCAGTCTGAACTGCAAGTACTCGACCTCCGCCCAGGCGTCCAAGACTGCATCAGGGATCGACTCGATGTCCTGCTTCTGACGCTCGTCAGAAGTGACGGTGAATGCGCTTTGTGTGAATCCGCCCGACCATGGAAGTGCGGCAGTACCGCAGGTGTAGGTGTTCGCTGCTAAGGGTGCCAGTTCCCTAACGAGCGTCTGCCGGAATTCGATACGGCAGACCCCGTTCCCAGCGATAGTTGGAACACCGCCTGCAGCAAGGATTCTGCCTGCGTAAAGGCCTATATCCGTTGCGCCGCAGTGGAACTGGATCAGCGGAGTATTTGCGGTACCAGCAATTCCACCTAGGCGGATGGTGTAGTTGTCCGTGTAGTAGGCGCTATCTGCCAGCGAGATTCGCATGCGGCCATCGTCTGTGTTGTATAGGAACGACTTCGCAACGGCAGCCGATATCAACGTGGAGACGTTGGTTTCGTCGCGCATGTAAGCACTACTGAGAGGCTGTCGACCATTCTGCACCCCAGCGAACATACCGTACTTCCACTGAGCTCCGGTCACCCCGAGAGCGCCAATCGCATAAGCTGTATCGATCACATCGCCTTGCTTCACGCCGGCGGATACAGAGCTATAGCCGGCTCTATAGCGTGCGGACGAGTTCGCATCGATGAGCACGTTGCTCTCGCAGCCATTCACATGGTCTGTGTACATCGCGTTGACCAGGCTGGCGTAGAAGTTGTGCGCGAAGTACGAGCCGCGAAGGGTTCCAAGCACGCCGGCATCGCCAGAAAGGCTCTGGCAGTAGGACACTGCGCCAACATAGTTCCGGTCGGTGTTATCCGTCTCTGTTGGTGCCCTCTGTATCAGCATGGCCTCGATAGCGTGACGACCGCCACGGCATCCGGAGCCCCCGAAGTTGTGCTGGAAAATTGCACCGTCAACCTTGGTGCCGGCGTTCCCATCATTTTGCGCGTCAAGGCGATCATCGCGGATATAGAACCTGTTCAGCATCAGGGTATTGCTTGCGCCAATGCCGGTCAGAGATTCATGAATCTCCGAGCCATAGCCACGTGTCACAGTATCGGAGCGATAGCTCCCTGCCTTACCGGCCCCCTGATACAGAATTGTCGAGTTGGACATGTCGGCACCAGAGATATAAGCCCCGTCTTGATACTCCAAAACAGTCCCTTGCGGAACCACAAAGCCAGTTGCCAAGTACACGGAACCGATCTCATTGCGCGGAACAATGATTTTCTTGCCGCCAGCAGCCGCACAGGCAGCCGATAAAGCCGCCGAGTTATCGGTAACGCCATCAGGAATAGCGCCGAAGTCGGTGATCGAGAACTGTTCTCGCATCTTCGACTGGAACGTACGCTGTACCGCACCAACACCAGTCTGGATGAACCACCCAAAACCACCGACGACACCAGCAACAGCGGCTTCGATATAGGCGATTACTTGACGAACATTGGTCGCGTCCTGTTGATCAGATCCATCAGCAAGATTCTTTATCTGGCGATTCTCTGCGTCGTAGTAATCCTTGCCGCGTGGCCTGCGAAGCGCCCGTGATAGCCCGCTGAATGCTTGCTGAATCAGCATCGTCAAACGGTCAAAAACATTCTCATGGATTTCAGGGAAGAAGCGCGCCTGGTTGATGATGTCGGTTTCTTGGACGACATCCATTTCACGCTCTGCCGTTAACGTATTGCCGATGGCCGGCGCCGCGAACATCGTAAGAGTGCTTAGCGCGTTTCCATCAACCTCTGGCTCGCCAGCACCAATTAGCGAGTAGTGCGTCCCGAGCGTGAGCGGCGTAACGACTTGCGTGGAATCGTTGACCAGATACACGGTTACATCGCTATTGCTGAAAAACCTGAAAGGCAAAGGGAAAACGGTGGTGACCCCGTTACCCGGAAACGAGGCTGTGCTTGCGGAGCTGGATACCGTCATGTTACCCCCTGTGATACGTCGGCTTGCGGGGCAGCATGCGCGCTGCGTTGCCCCTGGATTGAATAACTGGGATTAGGACCATGAAAACGAAAACGGTTGACCAGATTGAGCCTGCCAGGTCTGCAACCCGGCCCTGCCCCAAGGTGATCAACGAGTAAAGCGCCCAGCCAAATGACCCTCCAGCCAAGCCCCAGGCCATCAGGCTAACGCCAGCCTTGAACCTGGCGGAAGGGTCGTGGAAACGACCCAGCATGTAGGCGATTATCAGAAGCGCGACGCTGCGCACAACCACGATCCATGTACCGAGATCACTCTCCATTCTTCTCACCTCGCTTTGCGCCAAATGGCGACCAAAGTTTGAGGACAGACACGAGCCACGGCGGGAAATCTTCTTTCTTGCTGACCATCAGAGCGATAGCCATCAGCACGAAAACCAGAAGCGCTGCGCCGAATGCCGACCAGAGCATCGCGCCCGGCTCGTAAGGCGGCCCGTCTGGGTATTTGTAGATCCCGGTGGCGTATCCAAGACCCCATGAAACCACCGTCAGCAGCAGGCGCCTTACGCCGCTCGTGACCGATGGGTATGTCAGGTAGAAGAGGCAGCCAATGGCTGCCCCCGAGGCGGCGTATGGGTTCATAGCCACCAACCCGGCAAATAATGTTGCGGCTAGCCAAGCTCCGAGTTGCTCCGTCATTCGAGTTCCCTCCCAGGGTAATGATCAAATTTTAACCAGATTTGAGTTATCGACCTATTGATCATTTTTTGGGCGGACCGAAGATGACGCCTCGCGTCCAGTCGATGACGCCTTCAGGCTCGATGTCACCTTCAGCTACGCCAATCAGGTACTTGGCTGTGCGCTTGGGCTGCGCAGTTGGGAGACCGAAGCCGTAGCCAATCGCATCGATTGCCAGGCCTGCAGTTCTGGCGGTATCAACCTCCTTGCCTTCTGCTGCAGCCTTGCCTGCAGATCCAGCCCTGCTCAGTGCGCCGAACACTTCTCCGATTGGCGTCGCGCCTTTGTAGGCCCATCCGCTTTCCAGGCTGGAAGCTAGGTCCCGAACAAGCGGGATACCGAGCAATGGATAGGTCGCAATCTTGAGCGATGCCCAGGCGCGCCAGTCTTCATCGTCGCCAGGGCCCTGGCCGCTCACCAGAGGGCCGAGCACGGCAGGAATTGCGATCAGGAACATGGTGCGCTCGAAGACGTTCAGGTAGTCGGCCGCCCCTTTGGCTCTGGAGAAGGCGCGCTTGATGTCTACCGTGCGGTTGTACAGCAGGTTGAAATAGCTGTAGACGATGGTCAGGGCGCGCATCAGGCCATCCTTGCGCTGGACCGCTGCCAGATCCTTTGGACCGGCTGCCATCTGCGAGAGGCGTACAGCGCGGTCACCAGCCGCAATGGCCTGCTCAGAATCTAGGCCGGTATCCAGACCATGCCGGTAGCCGGCAATCCAAGTCGGGTAGTCAACCAGAGCTTGGATCACGCCGATGTGCTTGAAAGCCAGGCGCTGAACGAAGGAAAGCCAGTCGCTTTTGCCGCTGATCTGCTTCAGGACGCCGCGCATGTCGCGGTCAAGGTTATCGACGCGGAAGCGCATTTCACTAGACATCTGATTGACCATTTCCATCGAGTCGAACGGATGGCGAATGAACTCCTGCATACCCTTGAAGATGTAGCGCTTGCCGCCGACCTTGCTGAAATATTCGAACGACTGTGAGTAGCCAAGGATCTGTTGTAGGCCGGTGGTGGCGCTGAAGCCCATGAAACCAACGGCCAGGTTTGCGCGCAAGCGTTCGGCGCCGCGGGTCCATGCGTCGATGCCCTTTTGGCTATCCAGCACCATATCGTTCGCCACGCCCTGCAGCCATGGGTTGAACTGGTTGGCAACGGCAGGCCCAAGGGTATCGATCAGCATCTGCTTGATCTCCTTGTCGCCGATGATCTTGGCCGCGTCCCTGATGGCCTTGCGGTGCGTCAGGTCGTGGATGACCTGTCCAAGGTGCGAAGCGATGATCTCAACGTCAAGCTGGATCGGCGCCGCGAAGGCATCGACACGCGCTTTGGTGTGACCCTTCGGCGTAGTTGCCCGGGCATAGCCTTGCTCGAATAGGCCACCCTCGTTCCCCAGCTCGTTCTGTACGCCCGCGTAAGCGCTGCTGCTGGTGTCGTACACAAGAGGCCAGTAACCGCCCTTGAACGTGCCGTATTGCGTCTGTACGGGCGTGGCTTCGACCTTCTCGGGCGCAACGCCGTGCAGGTCCTTCTCCAGCTGTACGATCGATGGCCAGAGTTCTTCGACCAGATCCCACATGGACTGCACGAATTCCCAGTCGCGCTGGGTCAGATTGCCAGTGATCTCGTTCAGCTGTTGCTCAGTCCAGGCCTTACCGTTGTGGCCACCATCGAGCAGCTTCTTGCGGTTGCTGGCGTTGCCGGTGTTAAGCGCCGCCGACAGGATGGCATTCATGGTCAGGGGCTGGCCGAGGCTCTGAATGTGGATCTTCTGCTGCATGACCTTGGCGCCGCGCTCCTTGGTGTAGGCGTCGACAATCTCGGTCATCTTGATGGCGATATCACGGTTGAGCTGGTCCTTGGCGCCCTGAGCCTCAACGAAGGGCTGGAAGAAGGCGGTAGACCAAGGGCCGTCAACCTGTCCACCGTCCAGCCACTCAACGATCTGCTCCATCTTGATCAGGGCAGAGCTGTATTCGCCAGCCTGATCACCGATGCGCTCCAGTAGGGTGCGGGTGTTCTTGTCGATAGGCGGCGCCTTGCGCTTCTCAAGGTTCGCGTATCCGGCCCGGATCAGGTTGTTCTTCGCCTCTTGGAAGTCCTTCAGGCGCTTGTTCGCCAACAGCTTGTTCTTGGTACCGGCCAGGTGGTTGACGTTGGCCACGAACTCGTCAAGCTCTTGCAGCTGGTCAAGGCTCAGGTCCTTGTAGTTCACGCGCTGGCTTGTGTTCAGCAAGAACTCAGGAACGATTGGCTCGTTACCCATGGCCAGCTGATCGGCGTACCACGCAGCGAACGACTTGCGTTTGTCAATCTCGCGCAGGCTCACCTTGCGGAACTCATACTGCTCCATGACGGCGTCGATCTGGTCGAGATAGTCATGGCCGGCCTTGCCCAGGCGCTCACGGGTACTGGCCTTGTTGTACTTGAGCATACGGGCAGTGATGTCATCCACCTGTTCGCGGGCCTTGCGCGCCTCCCGGTACATGTAGAAGTTCAGCAGCTGGCGCTGTTTAGCCTCGTAGGCTGTTTCGAGATCTCCATTGACGAACGCCTCATACGACTGGCGGCCGGCCTTGGCCTCAGCGCGCTGGAACTCTGCAGGCTGGATATCGCGAACCTTGCGTTGCAGCATGACCCGGCGCGCAGCTTCTTTCAGGATCTGCTGGGTGGTGATGTTCTTGCGGTTGCCCACCTGGGCCAGGCGGCGCAGTTCTTTTTGCAGCACCTCGGCGCGGCGCTCGTTGTGCGTTGCATCAATGGCGCGCTCTGCGGCCTCGCCAGTGGACTTTGGCCCGTGGCGCTCAAGCATGCGCTGATCTGTTTCGCGCTTGATGACCTGGCTACGCGGCTCAGCGCCGAGCAGGGCCTTGACCAACTGATCACCAGAGTCATAGCCCAGCATTGGGCCGACAATGTCCAGGGGCTGGCCGTCGCGGGCGTGGGTGAATGCCAGCTTGCGGGTTGCCCTGGCGCCGTAGCGTTCTGCCAACTCGCCGCTGTTGAGCTTGATGCTCAGTTCAGTACCGTCAGGCATCTGGCCTTTACGCAGGGCGCGCAGGGCGGCGTACTCGGGCAGCGTGTCGACTTCTTCGGTGACCTCGTCGCGTATCCGAGCGGACTCCTCACGCCACCACTTCGAACGGCGACGTTCTTCTTCGCGAACGATTTCTTCCTCAATGGAATCGCGGGCGTCTGCGTGAGCCAGGTCGATGCTGTTCTGGTACGAGGCGAACTCCTGCTCAGTCATACCGGCAGCGACTGCATCCGCGAACAGAGGGATGGCGTTTGTCACCTGTTCGGCAGCGGTGATCTGGTCGTCGGTAGCAACAAGGCGGTCGAACACACGGCGCACATCGTCAGTCAATGTGACATTGAGCCGGCGCAGGTCCTTGTAGATCTGGATCAGCCAGCGCTTGAAGCGGGCGAACGCTCCGGCCAGTTCAGGGCTTGGGGCTTTACCCTCGGCAAGATAGCTTTCGAAGCCACGGGCAAACTGCTCATGTTGCTCAGTGGTGATCGGATCGCCTTCTTCTGCGCCAAGCCAGGCGCGAATGGTGGAAACGTCATCCTTGATCTGCTCAGGCGCGTTCTCATTGGTCGAAATTTGATCAATGACTTCGAGGTAGTAGTGTCCGAGTTCGTGCAGGACCGTGGACAGGTCGCGCTTGTCGCCCAAGGAGATCTGGAATCGTCGGTCACCCTCGCCGCGTGGCGTGAAGGTGATGAAGCCCCGGGCATCGCCGTTGTCGCTCTGGTTCAGTCGGCGCTGGCCAGCAACGGCCGCCGAGTTCATTTCTGTGCCGTTCCAGCGAACAAGGACCTGATCAGATGGCGTATCAGCGGTCTGCTCAGGGCTGGCAGCCTGCCGCTCGTCGGCGGTCATGGTGCGGCGGCGCTCGGTATTGCGGGCCTCGACTTCGCCAGCCAGGCGACGATAGGTCGTCTCAGGGTTGCCGATATCTCGCATCACCTGCTCAGCATCGGCGGCGCGCTGCTCAATCTGCGGCAGGTCAGTCGCCATTGCATCCTGCATCTGCTGCTCGGTAGGCGTGCGCTCGAAGGTGTCGATGAATGCTTGCCTGCCAGCTTCCTCGCCAAGACTGTCGATCTCCCGGCGAAGGTCGGCCACCTGACGCCAGTAGTCGCGGTCTGCCATCGCCTGGTCCTTGTCGGCACGCATAGCGTCCTCAGAGCCGCCTGTAGCGAATCCTTCTCGCACCTGAATAGCGTGCTGTACCTCATGCAGCAGAACGTCAATAGCCGGCGAATCAGCGCTATACAGGGTGGGGTCGCCGATCTCGATGTAGGAGCCGACGAAGCCACGTCCTGGCTGAGAAACGAACATCCCGCCAGAGCGGCGGGCGGGGTTGACTCGGATCTGGACCTGCGCCAGCTCAGGGTACGCGGCGAACAGTGCCGGGTGATTTAGCGCCTCGCCAAGCATTACGCCATCGACCTCGGCGTCATCAAGCCAGTCGTTGACAGGGGCGAACTGGGCTTGGCTATCGTCAATCTCGAAACGCCACTTGCCATCGGCGCCCTGTGCCCAGCCGGTCTCGCGGCGCACCTGCTCAGCATTGTCGCCATCCGCAATGCGCTGCTCGGCGTCGGCCAGCGATGACATGTCAGCAGTCCAGGCGGTCTGTCCAGCGAACTGATCCAGGCGTCGGCCCTGCTGCGGTCCAGCCTGTTCGGCGGTGAAGGTCAGCGGGAATTGCTGGCGGATCTGTTCCAAGGCTTGGCCGGTGCGCTCGGCCAGGTTGCTCAGTACGGACAGGTGCACGCTGGCGTACTGCTCGGCATCTGCGCGGCGATACCCGGACGCAACAAGGTCATCGACAACTTCGCGGTAGGCATTGGTCTCCGGTGAGTTCTGCTGAACGATCTTGCCGAGGTCATCAAGCTGTGCTTCTTGGTCCGCAGTCCAGGCCTCGACATCTGCAGGACTCATGCCATCCGCCTGAGTGCGGATGCTTTGGCTGAGGTCTTGGTGATAGTCAGCGAAGACCCGCAGGTAGTCAGCAGTCTTGATTGCCACGCTGCCACCCCGGGCAGAGGCATCAGCGAACTGCTCGGTCATGCCCGGGATCGACAGCATCAGCTCTGGCAAATCGGCCTTCCCGTCTTGATTCAGACGGGTCAGTGCCTCTGCAGGAATCCACAGGGTTTCCATCGGCGTATCGGCAAGCTGGGCCTTGGCGATGTCGCCGAAGGTGTCAGCTTCTCGGCCACGGGTCTTGCTGCTCAGCGAGGCGTCGACCATTTCATCCAGGGATGATTGACTCACCCTAGACTCACGCGCCCTGCGAAGACCATCCTTGATTCCCTCAATCAAGCGCCTGTTGCTAAAAGCAAGCACATCCAGTGACGACATGCCCGCCCCCGCAACCGATTCAAGAAGGACTTCGCCAGCGTTTACTTTCCCTTCTGCTGCGAATTGCCCAGCTGCTTCGCTTGCCCCCTCACCTACACCTTGCACAGGGAATTGAATTGCGAGGTTTGCCAGTTCCCGCTGAGTATTCGTCAGGCTTCTTCCAGCGATCCTAGAAGGAGCAAGAAGTTTGCTTGCCAAGCCCATGCTAACCAAGTCTACGGCGGTGGTCCCAGCAGCCTTTAGGCTAGCCTTGCGCTCGGCTTGCGCCATTAGGTTGTCATCTTGTAGAGCCCTAAGAACTGCCTTTGGGTTGTTGATGTCTACCTTTGCTTCTCGCAGAACGTCCAGAATCTTGGACTGGTACTCGCCAGCGAAACCAATACCTCCGGCTGCTAGTGGTCCGGCTAGCGCGCCGGCAATAAGCATTTCTGCGCTGGTGGCACCCGCCCCAAAAGATGTCCTTACGGCGTACCCAGGGTTTTCTGCAAGAGCTTCAGCGGTTGCTGATAGGCTGCCTCGACCGGTTGGCTGCTGATAAATCTGCCGCTCAATGCCGCCAAGTGGGATGCCGACTGAAAGCCTGTTCTCAAGCTCAGCCGCTCGGCGTGCGCCTGGGTCCACTGGCATGTCAGCCAAAGCCTGTTCATCCTGCGCGGCGCGCTGCAGCTGATCAGTCTGGCGGCCAACAAGGCGCTCGCGCATCTGCTGGCGCTGCTCTGGCGTGGCTTGCAGGTAGTCGAAGCCGAAGCCAGTAGGATTGTCGCCGCCTGGGAATGGCTGCTCGCCCGCCTCAGCAGCTCGGGCAACCTCAAGGTCTACCCGATCGAATTGGGCCTGGATATCATTCAGCCGAGCAGCATCGGCCACTCGGCCAGCCTGCCGCTGAGCTACCCATTGCTGGCGAACTGCGCCGAACAGCTTTTCTCCGGTGCTCTGCTGGTTGAACCGGGTGTCGCTTGCCGCGCCCTCGATGCGCACCAGCTGGTCAAGGTCGTCTTGCGAAACAGCTGCAAGGTTGCCGTCGCGCAGGGCATTGGCCGTCTTCCGGTAGTTCGTGTAGATGCCAGCGTACTGGTTGCCGCGCAGCAGCTGGTTCATGCGGTCGGCATTGTCGTGCAACACCTTGGCCGGCACGCCGCTGTAGCGCGAAACAGCAGTCGCTTTGGCATAAGCATCCGGGCTGATATTCGAAACCGTCTCCATGCTGTGCACGAAGTCTTGACTCTGCGACTGAGAAAAGTCACGGGCAGCATCGGCCAACTGCGTGGTCTTGGACGGCGGCGTTTCAGGCTGCGGAATCGCGCTTGAATCAACCGGTTTCAGCAACTCAGGAACTTGGATCATTGGACGCTTACCCCCAGGCCAGAAATTCGTTCGAGATATGCTGCCACAATGTTCTCTTCGCTCGCCGACTGGCCGGCAGCGCGCAGGGCTTGGACGATACGCAGGCGTTCTTGCGCCGGGATGTCTGCGATCTTGATGTCTCCCTTGTCAACGTAGGCTTTATCCAGCTTCTCGGGGGTGACCTCCCACAGTTTCAGCGAGTCCTCAGAGAACAGGCCGGTACCGCTCAGGCGCACATCAAGCAGAAGCTGATCGGCGATCTGTTTTGACTCAGCCGCTGTCGGCTGCTTGCCGGTCGCTTGGAAGATGGCGTCCTTTCGAGCTTGGTACGCGGCGCGGAACTGCTCTTGACGCTCAAGGTTTTTTGGCTCTTTCGCGTCTTTGTTGTTGCCAACCTTGATGCCGGCCATTGCCATGACACCCTGAAGCTGTCGCTCTTCTGCCTTCACCGAACCCTGGCCAGACAGATCACCTTGCTTGACCTTCTGGTACATGGTCGTCACGCGCTTGAAGTCGGCATTGTTCAGGTACGGGCGCACATCACGCTCAAGGCTCAATTCTTCAAGCTGCGCCGGTGGCATGTCGATGAACTCTTGCAGCTTGGCGTAATCGGTCTTCGGCTCAGTTCCCTTGCGGCGGTGTTCGTCCATCTTCTGGAGCTTGACCTGATCGTCTGCCGTCAGCTGGTCGAGCATGTTCGGCGGTACCGCGTTGTAGCCACGCTGCAGTACGACTTGAGCCGCCTGATCGTAGGCGGCTTTCTGTTCCAGCTGCTGGGCCTTGTAGAGGTCGTCTACGCGGTCTTGGGCGTACTTGCGGGTCTTGGGGTCATCAATCTTGTTGATCTGCTGGGTGGCCGCTGCGTAGCGCGCTGATGCAGGTTCACCGCCGACAAGCTGACCAACGATCTTGCTGGTGTAATCGCGGGTCTCTTGGTACGGAATCTTATCGATGAAGTCCTGATTGCTGATCTCTCCGGTGCGCGGATCGCCGTACTCCTTCACCCACTTATCAACAGCTCCAGGCCCGGCGTTGTATGCGGCCACGGCCAGCGTCTCGTTGCCACCGTACTTGCCCAGCATCTTATTCAGGTACTGAGTGCCCAGCGCCATGTTGTACTGAGGGTCTGCAGTCAGGCGCTCTTCGCTGTACGGGATGTTGAGTTCTGCGGCCATTTCCTTGGCGGTGTCCGGCATCAGTTGCATCAGGCCTTTGGCGCCCTTTGGCGATACGGCAGTAGGGTCACCTGAGCTTTCGGCCTGGATGATCAGGTTAGGCAGCGCTTGAGAGCCGATGCTGCCGCTCGCCCACACGCTGGCGCCGATCTGCGAGCCAAGCTGCTGACGAACGCTGGTAGAGAGCATCTTGCTGATCTTGTACTGGTCATCAGGGGTCATGTAGCCGGACGAGGCCGCGAAGTACTGCTGCGCTTTCAGTGGATCATCTACGGCCATGCGGCTGATCACATCGCTGGCCATGCTGCTGTTGAACTTCTGGATGTTCTGCTGCACGGCTTCTGGCGGAAGGCCCTTACGCTGGCCATTGGCGGCGATGATGCGCGCCCCCTTGTTCTGGTAGTACGCAACCTGCTGCGGATCATTGAAGTAGGCTGTAGCTCCTTGCGTGGCCGCTTGCAGAGATGCCGCGTCCGTCTGGTCGTAGAAGGATTGGCGCTCGCCGTATTCGTAGCGGTTCAGTTCGGCGCTCAGGCTCTGGCGCTGGCCGGCCGTGATCTGCTTCCACCGTGCTTTCTGGCGGTCGTTGGTCAGTGAGTTTCCGATGGCGTCGGCTTGTTGGTCATACATGCCAATCGTCTGGTTGGTGATATCCAGGGCGTTCTTGCCCTTTCGCGAATACACGCCATCCTGCTCGTTGAACATCGTGTTCAGCTTCCAGTTGCTCAGCTTCGTTTCAGCGTCGATGAGCGCGGCGGTGTCGGCGTCCTCTTGGGACTTCTGGAAGATCTGATCTGCAGCGCGCAGGCCTGATTGGGCAAGCTGGGCGCCAGTTGGATCTACTGGCTCGGCCTGCACCTGAGGAGTGCCAATGCCACGGCTTCGAACCTGAGGACCGCCAAGAGTTGGGACTTGAACAGCCATGTGACCTCCTTAGGTGTAAGCCTGGTTGTTGTTGAGCCGACTGGCACCAGATAGCGCCGCCGCAGTTCCCGAGCCAGTCGAAGAGAACAGCCCGGATCCATAGGCGCCTGCTGCACCCTGGATCACGCCTCCAAGCAGAGAAGTGAACGGGCTGCGTTTGGCAATCTTGCTCAGTTGCTTGGCGTTGGAGAGCGCATTGCTGGCCTCGACCTGATAGCCATAGGCTTCACGGGCGGCGTTGTTCGAGATCGTCAGGGCGTCGAGTTCACCAAGCTGTGCGGTTTCTTGCTGGATGATGGCGTTGGAGCCTTCGTTGACAAGGCCGCCGTTCGCGGCCTGGGCCGCGCGCTGGGTGCCGATCAGCTGCTGGGTCTGAACACGCGCCTGATCAGACTCAATGGCGCCACGCACCTTGGCGTCATTGGCCGCGTTGTTCAGGTACAGGGCATTCTGGCGCAGGGCCGAGGCTTGAGCCTTTGCCTGCGCAGATTGCTGCTGGCCCTGCATGAAGCCACTGAAGGCACCCAAGGCAATTGGTATAGCTGCGGCTGCGGCTGGGAAGCACATAGTCAGTCTCTCCGGTACATGGTGAACTTGTGGAATGGCATGCCATGGGGGTAGATCGGCGTGGCTGGATCAATCGAGAATCCAAGCCACTCAAGCCACCTGATAGCCGCGGCATTCCTTGCATCCACATAGTTTGACAGGGTTGCGTGGCGCGTGAGCATGTCCTTGAGTATGGCCTTGCTGGCTTGCAGGAAGCCCCTGGCGTGGACTTCAACGTCATGTGTGGTCACCATCCAAGGAACTCCGGCGCCAATGCCCTGCATGGTGTCACCCACGATGGCTATCGGATGATCGTCTGAACAGATCGACCAGCAGCGCATGCTTTCCTCGAAGCCGACCCGCAGGCAGGAAGCCACGCTTTCCCCAAGCGCGGCCATTTCGTCTCTGTCTGCCTGCCTGGAACCGGCCTCTACGATGGCCAGATCGTCGATACTTGTGGCTCTCACGGAGATCATTTGCGGCCACCGACTTCGGTCGCCGGGATCAGCGCCAGGATGGTCATTGGCAGCGGGTCCTTCTGAACCACGGTTATCTGGCCGTTCCCGCTCCAGTTATCGGTGATGACTTGGGTAGCTTTGCCAGTGAAGGCCTGGATTGGGCCGTAGTCGTCGGAGTCTTGGCGAGGCTTGAACTCCCACAGTTTCGATTCCTCGTTGGCGGTACCGTAGAAGCCGCCACGGGATTCAAGCAGAACCGCTGTCACCTGCTGAATGATCTTGGCCTTGTCGGAAAGGGTTTCCTGGCCGCCGAAAGTTACCTCTAGGGTCTGCAGTTCGCATTCGTATGGCAGGCCCACAAGAACTACGCCTGCCGGGGTGTCGAGTTCAATGGCGCCAGATGTGACGGTAACGTCCTTGGTAACGTTGCCATCCGCCAAGACTGTGACCTTCTTACCCTCAAGGTGGCTCAGGCCTGAAAGCGTGTTGCGTGCGAACGCCCAGGATGTGAATGCCACGCCACGGATGGCGGTCGGCACTTCGCCATAGGGCCTGACAGTGACTTGCGTTGCGCTTGTGTAGGCGGTGATGACCATGCGGAACGGGTCGGCATCAGGCGTGGCCAGGTACTGGATGGAGTCGCCAACGTCGCCGGGGGCAAACAGACTGGCGCTGGCAGTGGCCGTCAGTGCCTCGGGGTATTTCCATTCGGTACCGCCAGTGATGGTGATGGTTGTTGCCGTCTGGTTCGTGCCGTCATACATCAGGGCGCTGTCGAGGAACCATGAATACTTGATCAGTGGAGTGCCTCTGTAGCGCTCTGGCTGACGATCTGCCATGCGTTCGACGTAACGCTTAGCCACGCCATTGATGACGCGCTCAACGCACAAATAGACCGCATCCCTGCGCCCCTCAGGCACAGAGCAAACGGAAAGCACGGTGCCATCGGTGTAGTGCCGATGCCAGCCGATGACCTGCTGCTCTGCCAGATACGTGATTCCGACCATTGCGCCGTCTTCCCGGGCGCCCCACACGATGCTGTACGGGATCTTCTGATAGTCCCAGTCGACCAGGCTGTACTCCTGCAGCATCTGCGGAGAGAGCACGCTGATGTCGCTTCCGCTGAAGCCATCCGATTCCAGGGTGTATCCAAATGCGGTGACGGTGCGTCCACGCTCCTGCGCATAAAGCGCGGTGTTGTTCAGCACCAGCGGGCGAAGCTGACCGATGCCGTTGTACGTCTGCGGGTCGCCGTTGATGGTCTTGGCGGTGAAGCCGCTGCTCTGGCCCTGGATGATCCACTCTGCGCCATCAGTGAACGTCATCAGCGCTCGCAGGGGCATCACATGGTTGATCTGGTTCACCTCGTTGCTCGCAATCGTCCATGTGATCGCGTCGTCGTCCTTGGTTGGGAATGAGTAGCCGAAGTTGGTGAACACGCCTGTACGGCTAAACCAGAGCGTCTGAGGCTTATTCTCGGTGCTGGCGTACACCAGACGCTGTTGGAAGTAGGCGACAGCACGCGGGAAGTTGCCGGCGCCAATGAATGGGTCGGTACCGGTCGGCGGGGTGTCTGTCTTGGTCGGCGTGATGTTCACGTCGGTGAAGCTAGTCGATGTAGCGCGACCGACGAAGCCATAGATTCCAGCCCCGGCGTTGTCCTTGTACACGTTGTAGTAGGTCGCACCGACGACGGCTGGCCAGGTCAGCGTGGCCTTCTGGTTGTCGCTCTTGACGTTGATCGAGTTCGAGGTAACCGGCAGCGACTCTTCAGGGGTTTGGCTGCCGTCATCAACCACAGCGGTGACTTGGTACTGCCAAGCGATCAGAACGGTTGAGCTACCGCCCGTGTCAGCCGTAGCAGTGGCGCTGGCCGGAGCAGGCACCGCAGGAACAAGGCTGACATCAGTCAGCGTCCAGTTGTCATGCGCAAAACGCTTCAGCTTCTTCGGCTTGTGCTCAGGGTGCACGATGTCCATCACGTCCGCCGACTGGGTGAAGTTCAGTTCAAACAGCTGGTCGCGGGTAAATGGCGTTACCAGTTCGAAGATCTGCCCGACGCTTGGCCCGCTGCTGTACACGATCAGCGCGCCATTGCGGTAGATCCGCATCTTCAAGTGCGTGAACTCAAGCGCGTAGGTGTCGTTCACGTTGAACTTGAAGCGGATCAGGCGCGCCACCTCATTACCGGCAGTCTGTGCAAGGAACTGGGTGCCCGGGCGGTTCTGTGCGCCGCCGTAAGGACTGATGATGAAGTTGATGCACTTGGCCAGGCCAGTCTGATATGCGGCAAGGTCGGTACGAGCAGCAAGCTCAGGGCCGATTTCACCGCGGGAGAACGTAGGCTGAATGAGAGATGTGGTCATTGGTGAATGGCCCCCTCATAGATCGAGGTGAATGGCCCGTCTGGCTGGCCTTCGTTCAGGCTCGCTGCGATGGCTACCTGAATCAGCTGCTCGGCAAGCTGGATCATGTCATTGCGCGTAGACAGATCCTTCTTGAGTGGCGCAGCGATGAACGATGCCAGGCGCGCAGCCATGGCCTCAACAAAGTACGCAGGCCAGCGCTCGACCTCTTCCACGCGCTTGGTGTACCGAAGCTGAGCCTGCTCGATATCGCACAGGATGACGCGGCCATTGGCCTCGTACTGGATGTCGAACTTGGCTTTGAACTCTTCCGGCACGGTACGAGCTATGCCACTCATGACCTCCAGAGCGTTGATACAGTCATTAGGGTAACGGTAGCGGAAGGCCCATCCCTCAGGCGGCGTGCCGAGGTCAGCCAGCGCCACGGTAGCGGTGGCGAACTTCCACTCGACATCCTTGTACGAGAACAGGGCATCCCGGCACGTATCCCAAAACCGGGAGCAGGTCACGCGCTCAGGGCTTCGCTCAAGCTCATCAGCCACCGTCTCTGATGACCCAATGTTGGATAGCGCCATGTTGAATACATCGATCTTGCTGGCCATGTCTGGACCCCACAAAGAAAAAAGGCCCCCGAAGGGGCCAGGGCTGGCTGATTACGCGTCCGGGAGATTCTTGTCTTCCGGTGGTTCTTCTCCCCCCCCGCCGTCCTTGGCCTTGGCCTCGGCGATAAGTTCTTTCAGTTTCTCGGAGCCGGTGGCGTGATGAGGGTTCAGGCCCAAGGCGCGAGCTTCTTCAAGCAGGGCCTTACGGTCATCAGCGCCATCATTGGCACCAGTGTCTTCCTTTGCCTCGGTACCGCCAACCTTCTCCAGCCACTGACCAGGCTCAACACCTTTCTCCAGAGTTACCAACGACTCGTCGCCGCGATCCGGGTAGACCAGACGACCACCGATGTAGTGAGGTACATGAGTGACTCGATATTGCTGGCTCATGCTGCCTCCTTACACGGTGTAGTTGCGGTCATAGGCGCGCCACGAAGCAACATCGGTGGTCAGGAACGCATCGAAGTTGCCTGCGGTAAGCGGGCCGGTGCCTACGGTGTAGCGAACGCCGAGGTAGCGCTCGTAGTTACCGGCTGGCAGCTTGATCGCGACCATGCCCACGCCTGGCGCCATTTCAGCCAGCGCGAATGCCTTGCTGGTGAAGTGGACAGTTGGCGAAGACAGGGCGGCGTTGTCGTCCGATTCCAGGGTAACGGTGACGGTTGCAGCACCAGCCGCGGTCGGCTGAACAGTGGTGGTCACGACCAGATACACATCCTGGCCGGTGCCGATATCGCGGATTGGGTTCTTGCCCGAGCTGTTGCTGACCAGATCCATGACATTGGTCGAGATCGCGGTAGCTGTGACCGCCTGGGCATCCGAGAACTCTGCTTGCTTGTCGACGTACATAAGGGTTTCTCCTGTTGAGTGAAGCCGGGTCAGACGACCCGGGCCTCAGAGTTGAGCATTGCGTCGACGCGACGAACAGGCACTTCGCCGAACATCAGCGCTGGCTTGCCTGCAACGTTGTCGTAAGACAGGGTCGATGCGGCCACCTTGTTCACGGTCTGACGGCGCAGGAACGAACGGATGCGGCGCGGAACGTAGAACACCGGGGTGACGCCGTTCAGGCTGTGGATCAGTTCCAGGGCCTGGGTCATCAGGTCGATGATGTCGGCGCCGGCACTGGCGTTCTTGGTCAGGTCGCTGTTGTCGATGTTGGCGATGCGGACTGCATAGCGCCAGTCATGCACAGCGATACCGGCCTTCCACTGGTACTGGTCGCCGTAGGCGCGGAAGCGGTTCATGTTCGCATCGAACGCGTCAATCTCGCCAAGGTCGTTGTGGATCAGGCCAGCCTGCGAGCCTTTCGGATAGATGCCGTGGATGGTGTTCGCGCCCCAGCCGATCAGCCAGATGGACGAGTTATCGGTACCAGTGCCGCCGGCATCGATTACGTTGTCCTTGGTGGCCGCGCCGCCGACAGTGGTGGGTACGTCGTCATAGCGCGGCGAAAGGCCTACGAAGGCCTCAGGGGTGGAGCGGTCGCCGTAGATGACTTGCTGCTGCATGCGCTGGTTCATGGCTTCGAGGTGAGCCTTTGCCTGCAGAAGGCGGAACTGCGGGGTGTTTCCGTTCAGCATGGCCAGGTCTTTGTCGATCTCGGAGCGCGCTTCCAAGATGCCGCAGGCCTCATCCAGCTGTGCAGTGGTCGCCTTGCTCGGTGGAACGCCGCCGTTCAGCTTGCGCCATACAGGCTCAGGCAGGCCGGTGCGAGTGGTCACGCGGTGGCCGGTGGGCAAGTTGCCCTCGTACCAAGGCATGTCGAGCAGCATTTCGTTGTCCTGGCTCAGCAGTTCCGCTACTGCAGCGGTCTTGCCGTCCGGGTCCAGGGTCTTCGCCACATCCAACAATGTGACTTTACCGGTCAGAGTTGCCATAAATCATTCCCCTCAAGTGGTTTGTGGTTACTGCTGTTGCATGGTTGGCCAAAGCACCGCTTCAGGTGGCTTCGGACCGGTGGATCTTTCGCCACCGTGGACCATCGTGTCTTCGCTGATGCTGGACCCGATGGCGTGGATGAATTTGAAGAACTCCGGGTGAGAGCCCAGGGCCGAGTAGTTCAGCAGCTCGCGCAACTCAGGACTGGCGAACTTGGCCATGACGTTCTGCGTGGTCTTCAGCGAAGCTTCGAAGTTCTGGCCGCCGATCTCCGGCAGCTGCTTGCACAGATTGCCCCAGTCCTTGTTCAGGTTGACGATCTGCGCGTTCATGGCCTCGTGCTGCTGCTTCTGCTGCTCTGCCACCTGCTCGGCGGTGAGTTCAGCAGGCTGGCGGGCCTTGTCGATCTCCAGAAGCTTGTTCAGGACTTCCTGGGCCTTCTCCTGTGGCAGGCCGAGATCCTTGAACAGGGACTGCACCTGAGGCAGGACGGCTTCATCCAGGGTTTCGCCGTCAGGCAGGGTGAATGCCTCGTAGGCCTCTGGTGCACCGGCTGGCTTCTCCTGCTGCTGTTGCTGGCCTTCCTGCTGCTGCTCTGTGCTGGCCTGCTGTTCGCCGCCGCCAAGCATACTGGATGGCTCTGCCGATGCCTGAGCATCACCGCCAGTTGCAGCAGCTGCGCTGCCACCATCACCGCCGTCAGCACCAGCCTCATTCATGAAGAAATGGCCCAGTCGGCCATGGATGAACAGATTCATTCGTCACTCCCAGTCTGTTGTTCCTGCGCTTCACGCAGAAGGCGTTCCCGGTTTTCTTTGACCATCAGGTCGTAAAGCTCTGGCACGTAGGCGATCAGGTCGCTCATCAGCTGAAGGGCGTTACAGCGCTTGCCCTCGTTGAACGCCAGTGTGCCGTGTTCTTGGTTCGGGGCCGCCTGGTAGATGGCTACCACCTCAAACCGCTCCCAGATGACCCTGCGCGCCTGTACGGTGCTCATGATCGTCTGGTAGCCCAGTTGCCGTTCAAGTTTATCCGCTTCCGCTTGGTTGCTCAAAATTTGTACACCTCGCTTCAACTCGCGCCAATCATAGCAGTTAGCGCGCTGTCACCGGTTGTTGGGGTTTCGGAGAGGGTCTTGGCGCTGTCGACCATCTGTGCGGCTTGCTCTGCCATGATCTGCTGCTGCTGGGCCTGGGCCCGTGCCTCGCGGATCGCGTTTACCTCATCCTGAGAGCGCAGCAGGGTTGGAGGAACGCCGATGGCGGTGAAGTACTCTTCCTGTGCAACGTCAGAATTGATCTTGTCGAAGGCGTCAGGCTGGGCCTGGGCAAGCAGAGAGGTGAACTGAATCGCGCGCTCGATGCCGCTGGCTGCAACGGCCTTCTGTGCTTGAGACAGGATGCTGACGTACTCAACCCGGAGAGGGACGCCCTGCAACTCTTCAGGTGGTGGCGGGATCAGCGGCTCACCCTCGCGCAACCCCATCCAATACGGAATACTGGCCTCGTACATGATCGAGAAGACTTGGTCGATCAGAGGGTCAAACAGTTCGTCGTTGTTGCGCTCGACCACGGGGCCAAGCATCAGCATTTTCTCTTCCTTGCGCTGCGCCACCTCGTAAGCAGTCATCGTGCCTTCGCTTTGGCTGATCAGCAGGAACAGGTCCTCGTAGAATGCCTCGGAGATGTCCTGCTCACACTCGGCAATCTCAGCCCTGACGTTGACCAAGGCTGCAGGGTTAGGCTCGTAGGATGGGCGCATGGCAGCACCAACGAGGTTGTCCGGAACCCAAGTGATGCCGCCTGGAACAGTGCTTGCGCCTTGGCCCCTGATGCTGATCGGCGCCGTGAGCGATGGCCGGGCGTACAGCTGGACCAAGCGCATCTTGTCGGCTTCCAGCAGCTGCAGTTCCTGAGACTTGCCAATGGCCACATCGCCAGGGCCAGTCCCGTACACGTTCACCCCGTTAACATCCCAGCGCGGCGCCATGATCGGGAAGGACTTGAAACCGCTCTGACGCAGGATGCACTCGTTCTGCTTGCCGTCCTCCCAGTAGGTGGACTTCCAAGGCATGGATCTGTTGTCCATCTTGGTCATGTCGGCGTCGGGGTTTGGCTCGATCAAGTGGCACACGCAGATTTCGGTGTTCTGTCCCTGCTCGGCCAGCAACCTTGTCTGAGCGCTGCAATTATCCTTGCCGAACTGCTGCACGATCTGGCGCGGGGTCATGCTGTATTCGCGGTAGAACGTGTCGACCTGGCCGCGTGCGCTGGTAGCCAGGGCGAAAGTGCCCACGGGGTAGTGATAGAACCGAACCACATCTTCGTCATCCGGCAGCGCCGACATGGCCCCGGTGCCGTAGACCATTTCCGAGTGACAGACCTGAGGCAGGATGTTGTAGAAGTTCGAGCGTGCCAGTACGCCATGAATGGACAGCTGCACGGCGTATAGCCACTGCTGAACAGCTGAGTTGTTCGGCACGCCTTGTGGAGGCTGGATCAAGATCCATGGTCGTGACTGACTGGCCAAGCCCGATGCCATGCCGGCGGCACCGATCTTGGCCGACCGCACAGGCTTCTGGTTGTTGATCCGCTGGTCCTTGCGCTTGCCGTCGTTCTGCTGGTCGCCCTCGAACTGGCCATCAGCCGGTGACAGGTAGTCGCGCTGGTTCTTCCACTTGGGTAGCCACTTCTCGTCCCGGTCAGCTTTGAGCTGCTGCCCCTTCTTGCTGAGGCGCTCGGCCTCTTTGGCATCGATCTTGGGCATGACTTAGCTCCCGAGCAGGCTCTTGGCGCCGGTGGTGGATGCGCTGCCAAGGCCACCGGCACCAGTGAGGATGTTCCCGCTCAGGCCGGCTGCTGCCAGTTGTCGGCGGCGCTGGGCCTCGCGTGCTGCCTCGGTGTCGGCTGATACGGCAGTTGGCGTGCTAGATGGCGCCTCAACGGCTGCAGATGTGCTGCCGGTCTCTGCCCCTGCGCCAGCGCCGAGAGCCGATGCGCCGATGCCCAAAGCCGCCTTGAGCGGATCTACCGCCAGCTTCTCAGCGGCTCCAGACAGGCCAAAGGTGGCCACGTTTAGTGCTTTCTTGACCTTCTTACCCATGTTGTTCACTCCTTGGTGATTGCGTACATGACGATGTCTTGGCCATCAGGTGAGGCCTTGCGCATTGTGGATTCAAACGTGTGGCCTGTCGCCCTGAGGAATGCGGCGCTGTGGCGGTCGCTGGCGGCGCAGGTTGATTGGACGCGGTGGAGGCTGTCGGAATGCATGAGGCGGTCGATGCTTGCGGCTACTGCCCGGGCAAGGCTCAGGCCGCTCCCCTTGACTGCTGCACGGTCTATTACTGCGAACGCATATGCCACGCCATTCCAAAGCAACTGGTAGCCCGATACAGCGACGATCTGCTCGCCTAGGTAGTACGAGGTCAGGCCGCATGCCTCAGCCTCTGTATGCGCCTCCCAGCCCTCGCATGGGTTCTCTTCGTAGCACGGCAGCCGGGCAAGGTCGCCAGCCTGGTATGGCCTTGTCGTGATCATGCGTAGGGGTTCCATTCGGTCTGGACTTCGGCGCCAGTACCAGCTGCGTAAGGGTCCCAGTTGGTATGCGAACCTCTGTGCATGCCGTCCTTCTTCATCACTGGCATGGCAAAGGTCAGGGCAAGCGCGTCGGCAGCGTCAGGAGATGGCAGCCCCCTTGCCTTGATATCGTCCTTCGACTCCAACTGGATCTTGTTCGCCCGGTCGTAGCTGTAGGTTGGCGTGGCCAAGTCCTGCTTTAGCCGCATGTTGTTGGCGATCACGCCGCCAGACCTTACCCACTCAGCCATCTCGTACCACATCTCAGCGCGCTTGTTCTTGTACTTCAGGTTGGTCGCAGCCCCGCCGAAGTGAACCTCGATGATGTCGATGTAGCCAAGCTGCCTCAGGCGATCAATCACGCCCTGGCCGTGCCCGGCATCGATGAACACTGCGTCAGGTTTGTGCTGCTGGATCTGCGCAGCGACATGGGAGGCGAACTGCATGTTGTCGATGCCGTTCCACTCAAGCGGCTCGTAGCTGGCCAGCCCCTGCCGGCGAACGATGGCGCACGAGTCGTTGCCGAAGCGCGCCACGTCGACGCCAAGGATCACTGGGGCGAAGCTGTATTGGTCTGGCCTGAGCTGTCTGCGCGATGCGTCTTCGATGTTTGACAGGCTCATGAGCTGGTCATCGCCCGCAGCAGAGAAGTCGCACAGGTATTCCCGGGCAAATGCGTTCTCACTCATGTCAGCCCGCAAGCGCTCAACCTCAACAGGGTCAATCGCCTGGGTGTCGTACACGGTATATCGAACGCTGCACCAGTCAGCCTTCTGCATGCCTTCGAAGTAGAGCTTGGAGAACAGGTTAATGCCGTGCGGGGTACCGATGAACAGGGCCCAGCCCTTGCGGTCGGACAAGGCCGGCTGTGCTACCTCCTCCCATAGCTCAGGCTTGATCTGCGCTACTTCGTCAATCACGACCCCGTCCAGGCGCAGGCCGCGCATGGCATCCGAGTTATCACCGCCAAACAGGCGAATCACCGCGCCATTGTGCGGAAACCTGATCCAAAGCTCAGACTCGTTGATCTCGATGCCGGGGATCTTCCCGCAGTAGTGCTTGAGTCGCTGCCACGAAATGGCCTTTGCCTGCTTGAGGAACGGCGCCACATAAGCAAAAAGGCCAAGCTCTTTCTGGAAGCGCATGGCCTTGTCTATCAGCTCCATCACCGCAAGCTCTGTCTTTCCTGCCCGCCGATGGAGAGCGCACACAGTGAACCGCTTGCGCTGGGTGTGGACTTGCTGCTGCCATCCCCTGGGCCTGTAGCCTAAGTCAACGGTCTGCGTCTGCATTAGGCACCCCGGTCACAACGTTCAGATTGAGCCCTCCAGTGTGTTCCATCTCTTGCTTGGCCTTACCATAGCCCCTATCGAAGATCTCCTTCACAGCGGCCACTCTGGCGGCGTGAGGGGCATCCTTGTCGCGCATGATCTTCACCAGGACCTCAAGACCATCCTGCCCATAGCTCTGAGCAAGTTCCTTGATGTCAGCAGTCACCTTGTTGCGTGAGCCAGGCTTTCTCCCTGCCCCCTCGCGCTTACCGCCACGTTGCGCAGCCATAAGTCACTCCTTATTCGATATTGGTTGATTTTTGATCAACGACTGAATCTTTTGAATTGATCAAATTTTAACCAATCATACCAGAGCAAACGGCAGGAATGAAAAAGCCCACCGAAGTGGGCTATGCCTGCAGGGCTTTGCCGGTTACCTGATCCGGCGCTTCAGGATTTCTCCTTGGCGGCGTGTAGCACCTTGATCCGCGCCGGGATGGCGGTTCACTTGTGCATGAATGATGGCGTAAGCCTGCGTATCCACCTGAAAGCCAAAATTACCAAATCCAAGCACTCACCGCACCATTTCCGAAGGCGTCTGCTCCCTGGTGTTGATCCTGAAGTCAATATCGGCATCTTGGCCGGCGAGATTCTGGAAGGTCAGCACGTAGCTGGTGTTCTTCTTGAGGATCAGCGGCTCATCTTCTGGAATGGTGGTGGTGGCCTTGGTGCCGGTGGCATCACCTCGCAACAACAGGCTTGCGATTACGGTGTTCGGTGTGAAGGTGACGCCGGCCTTCATCTGCACCGGTGGATTTACTGGTCCAGCCTGATTGCGGTTGTACGTGCGCAGGATGTTGGTACCGCCAGTGAATGCGACCTCATACAGAGAAATGCGCATCTTGTTCTCGCTGCAGGCGTAGGTTCGCCGGTCGAACTGGTAGTTGTAGGCGCCAGTGGTAAACCCAACCTGAACGACGGCGTTCTGTGCCACCGCGGCGAATTCATGCTCGTTCGTCCATACAGCGCCTAGCGCCATGAGTGAATCGTTCCTGTCGTCCATATCTCCCCCTGAATGTGGTTAAGCGAAGCGCTTTGCGGAGTATGGCAGCACAAAAACAAAACCCCAGACCTTTCGACCTGGGGTTTTGCGAACTTCACCGTGAACACCGTTCTGAATCGCTGATGGCGGGGAGTCGGGTGTGGGTGAATCATGCGTTGAGCGGCAGACCTAAGTCAAGCTCCCGGACTTTGATGATCGCGCATGGCTCCTCTGAGTACTGCTTTGTGACCGTAGCCTCAACTACCTGCGAGTCATCCATCCATGCAATGCCATTTAAAGCGTCGCACAGCGCTTTACAGACGTTTTCCCAGTCAGGCTTACTCGTCGGTCTAATCTCTCCCGAAAACGCCTGTAATCGCTTCTTTTTGCTCCATGACTGCGGAATGCCAATCATCAAGTCGATCTTGATGCCAACCGGCCCGAGAATAGGCGCCTTTGCCCCCATTGATCGCCGCGCCTCGCACGACACCTTCAGTTCGTACTCTCGCGTCTTCTCAGGCGTGTACGTCGTGACAAAGGCGCCACGCTTGGCGAACCGTGGCCTGCCCTTTGCCACTGGTTCGCCGGGAACTAGGATGAAGATCTCTGTCACTGAGCCTCCTTGGTCATGGCGGTGTCAATGGCTTCATCTGCTTCAGCCTCACGAAGTCCTTCACCCTCATTGACCGAATCATCACCATTGCGCGTCCAGTGACAGATGTCGATGCGTGGCGCCGAACAGTCATTTGGCTGCAGACGCAACCACCTGTAGCGCTCTGCATCCCTGATCAACCCCACCATAACCCCAGCCGGAACCGTAACCAGCAGCTCGGGGCATTTCTCAGCCGTGGCCTGGGCGGTGGCCTTTAGCGTTTGCAGGTCGGTGTTCATTCCTGCTCCTCCTTCCGCCCATGCCCCCGATCCAGCAGCACAAACCCTGCTGCCTGCCGAGCCTTTGAGCATTTGTCGTGGTTGTAGTAGGCCCTGCCGCGTCCGCATACATCGCAGCGACCGGTCATCGCGCTACGGAACAGCGGATTCATGCCGCCGTCTGGCTTGGTCATTGGTTGGACGTTCATGGCTTGCCCTCAAGATTCCACTTGGCCTTGTACTCAGCGATGAAATCGGCTGGGAATTCTGATCTCCATCCGCATGAGCACTTGAACTGCTCACCGTCCCATCGAGTGCGCGGCATAGGGCAATTGGACTTAGGGTCCATCGCGCCGCCGCAATATGGCGCGTAGCCCTGTTGGTTCATGAGGTTCTTTCGAACGATGCTCATACCTTCCCCTCCCGCGCATACCGCGCCTGTCTGATCTTTGAGCACTTCGTGTGCTTGTAGGTGTTGTGGCCGAAGGATCTTGGCTTGCGGCATACGTCGCAGATGTTGGTCGATGCCAGCGGCGGCATCTGCTTTCTTGGGTTGAGGGTCATGGCTCGATCCCCTCAACATCACCTACATGGCGCTGGATCCTCTCCGCCCATTCATCGTCAAGCTGCATAACCCCGGAATCCTCAAGAAGCCACACCAGCTCCCGATATGACTGGACTAGATCAAGAACCTCGTCTGCGTGATGCCGCAGGGAGTATTCGTCGCAGGATTCTATGTTTTCGATCTGGATCTCAGTGATGCTCATACCGCCTCCCCCTTAGCCAGGGCCAGTGCAATGATTAGCTTGTCTTGGCAGATGCGCAGCGACTCGAGCGGCATGTCGCGCTCGGCCTCGACGAAGGAGTCGATGCGTATGGCAATCTTCTCCAAACCTTGAATAATCCGCCGATCCTCATCACTTCGCCGCTCCGCCAGCCGCTCAATGTGCCGCACATTCTCCTGAACCTGCTCGCTGAGCTTCTGCGCGCGGGCGAAGTTCTCGTCGGCGACCTCGGTGGCTTGGCGCAGGGCTTCGGCTTGGGCGTAGGCCAGATCACCTACGGCCTTTTGCAGAATCTCAACGTCAAGAATGCGGATGGTGCTTTTGGTTCTAACCAGGGCGCCCAGCTGATTGAACAGGTCTTCCACTACCTGATTAGACTGCTTGATTTTCTCGATCGTGGTCATTTGCACTTCACTCCTTGGGATTCGATGGAGGTGCGCACGTCGCGGATGTATGCCGCCTCGTTGAAGCTGCCGCCCTCGACATCCTCGAACTCTTCGCGATAGGCCTCAGATGCTCGGTCCGGTAGCTGTATCACCAAGGCCTGGCGCGAGGCTTGCCAGGCCAACCATGCTGCTCCGAGCAAAGCCTTCCCACGCTCATCGTCGGTGAGAAGGATTTCTTTCTTGCCAAAGCCGAACTCTTTTTCAAACCACGCTTGAAACTGCTCGAGCATTTCGTTTTCGTTGTTGGTCACGGTGGTTCTCCTTACTCGATGATGCCTTCGTCTTCAATTCGCTTAATGAATTCTTCGATTTCCTCTTTGAAGCGATCGTATCTGTCACTGGTGCCATCCCAATAGGTCTGACCGATAGACCTCAGCTCGCCTTTCGCTCTCTCCCAGGCCATGGCTCTCATTGTCCTAAGAACCCGATCATCATTTATGCTCATTCACTCGCCCTCCGCAGGTGGCGCCGGGGGAAGTGGTTGCCAATGCGTGGCAACGGCGTCGTAATCATCGCGATAACCGCCGTCGATGTAGTCACCATTGTTGATCTCAAACCACTTGTCGCCATCAGTCCAGCCGATGAAGACGTGCTCAGAATCGTTGCTGTCGCTCTGGCCAAAAGCCAAGACAGGTTCGATGGTTTCCGGGAGTCGATCCTTAACGCTAATCCAGTTGCTCATGGCTTCACCCACAGTGCGTCATATTCGTTTTTGGTAAGAAATACTGCGTTGTCCGGCATGCGGCTTATGAATCTGCGCGGGATATCTCCGGCCGACCACAGGTTGTTGGTGGTGAACGACGAGCCCGAATTGGTGAGGATGTAGAACCGGCGCCCAGCGTGACCCAGGAACTTGTCGTGGTAGCCGTTGGTGTTTTCGACGTTCCCATTGTCGCCATAGACCCAGCCGCCGATCACCAAAAGCTTCCCATCCATCTTCTCGGCCTCGTACTGATCTGCGTATTTCTCCCAGAACTCACAGCTTGAGCAGATCTGCATGTCGATCAGCTTGGGATACGTCGACATTTCAGGTCGGCCACAGTCCTTGCAAAAATGGATGTGATCGCCGCGCTTGATGTAGTCGAACATGTTGCGGATGTTGAGCAGGATGTTCCCGGTGTCGCGTTGAATCTCACTGCGGATCTTGGCGCTGTCTTCGCGCACAAGCTCAGAGATCAGATTCTGAAGCCATACCTGAAATCGGTAGGCGTTGCTGTTCGCCTGCTCTTCGGCCGTTGGCTGGCCTGGTCTTTCTGAAAAAATATCTTCAAGGATATTGCTCACGGTGATTTCCTCTCTCAGCCCTACTGTTGTGGTGCGATTGAGTTGATGAATGATTTGGCCGAGCGTGTACGAGCCGGCCTAGCCTCCGTGTCGCCATAGCGCTTGATGGCCGGCACGAACTTGGCAATCTCGCCCCTGAACATAAGCGTGCAGCGGCCGGTTTTCCCGTGGCGGCACTTCGGCACAAAGATCTCTGTGTAGCCGTCGCGCCCGTCTTCCGAGTTCTCATCACGGTGCGCCATGATGATCGTGTCGGCGTCCTGCTCAATGTCGCCACAGTCGCGCAGGTCGGACATTTGCGGCGTCTTGTCGGCGCGCGACTCGATACCACGGTTCAGCTGGGCCAGGGCGATGACTGGAACCTTCAGCTCTTTGGCTAAGGCCTTCATGCCGCGCGAAACGATCCCAAGCTCTGCTGCTCGGTTGAACAACTTGCTGCCAGGCTCTGATGCCACAAGGCCGATGTAGTCCACCAAGATCGCCTTGAGCGGCTTCACGCGGTGCTGGTACCGGGCAATGGACGCGATACGGCTGAACGGCAGCGCAGGCTTCTCACAGAGCCGGTAATCAGCGTGCTGGATCTTATTCACGCCTTGGGTGATCAGTGGCCAGTGGCCGTCCTCTGCCTTCTCCGACCCATCAAGAACGCTCTGGGTTACCTGAGACTGGGCAGCCAGGCAGCGGCGAGCCAGTTCGTTGCCTTCCATCTCCAGCGTGAAAACCAGAACGCCGTGCCCTTCGTTGATCGCGATGTTGTCAGCCAGGTTGAGGCCGAGCACCGTCTTACCAGTACCTGGCCGACCAGCAATGACAGTGAAGCTACCTGGGCGTAGGCGCTTGATGATGCGGTCAAGGTCAGGCAGCCCGAACGTAACGCCTTCTGGCTCGTACTGCTCTTGGCCGGCAGCATTCGCCCTGTCCAGTTCAGACACGACCTTAGGCAGCACATCAGACATCAGGATCACATCGGGACGATCATCCTCGGCATCCAGGCCCATCAGCATTGCCTGCGCGTTGGCGATCTGCTCCGAGATGTTGCCCTTGCTCAAGGCGATGTCGCTGATTTCCCATGCAGCCTGCTGTAGCTTACGAGCCTGGAACCGTTCGCGAACAACCTTGGCGTACTGCATGGCGTTGGCATACCCAGGCACGTTGCGCTGAATCTCAGCGGCGTAGATCAAGGTTGGTGCACCACTTGGTAGCTCAGCACGGTAATCACTGAGGGTAATCACGTCTGGTGAATGCCCCTTGGCACGTTGCGCCAGGATCATCGAGTACAGCATTGCGTTGTCAGCGTTGAAGAAGTGCTCAGGCAGCAGGCTGGCACCAATACGGTCGGCCAGGTCTGCCCTGTGTAGGAGCGCACCAATCACGCCGTGCTCAGCTTCCTCAGAAAAAATAGGTCTTTCAGGTGCTTCGTTCATACGCCCAGTACCTTGGCCACGTTCTCAGGTCGAGTCAGGAACTCGAAGTCAGCCTTCCAGCCACGGTCGTTGTTGCCACGCCAGTGCTGGTTTTCAAGGCAGTCAGTGAAGTAGGCCTTCCAGAAGTCGGCGCCCATTTCACGGAACGGGCGCTGGCCACGGATTTTCAGATCCATCAGCTTCTTCACGTTGGCTGCGCGCTTTGGCGTCATCAGTTCGGCGCCCTTGAAGACACCGCCACAGACTTCCTGATATGCCTTGAGAATCTCGTCATTCGACGGTCGGCCATCTTGATGGTCGACAGAATTGCTCTCCTTCTCTGTATTACTTAAACCTGTATTCTTCCCTTGCGTGTTTTCCGAAGAACCTTCATCGCCTTTTCCGAAGTGGTTCTT